TTAAAAAGATTTCCAAACACCAATAGTATTATCGTCAATGGCGGAGATCCGCTAATGATGAAACCAGAATACTACTTCACTATACTTGACTATATTGAAGAACACAATCTCCCAACAAACATAAGTTTCACCACAAATCTCTGGGCATTCTATAAGAAACCAGAGATGTGGACACCTTTATTCAAACACCCAAGAGTTGCAGTTACAACAAGTTTTCAATATGGATTTGGTCGTGTAATATCAGGAACCAGAGTCTATACTGAAAAAGACTTTTGGAATGTTAGCGATTTGTTCCTAAAAGAAGTTGGTTATCGTCCAGGATTTATTGCAGTTATCTCTGAAGAAAATGAGAAACATGCAATTCGTCATGTGGAGTTAGCCAAGAAAATGGATGTCCAATGTAAGTTAAACTATGCCATGGCATCTGGAGAACAATCATCACCATATCGCCTAAGTAAAATATACGAAATGTATATTGAAGTTTACGAACGAGGACTTCATCCGTGGGAGTTTAATACTAAACAGATGATGACTCGTCTGAATAATATCGCTAATGTGTGTCCTCAAGCAAGAAATTGTGATGACCATATTAGAGCAATGAATCCAGAGGGTGATTATTACTCTTGTGGAGCGATGGGTGACGATAAAGAATATCCAATTAACTTTGTAAAGGAAGTTAAAGAAGGTGGTTTTATAACTCCACTGCAAAACGCACCAGAGTTGTTTTCATTGAAAGATGAATGTGTTACTTGTCCGATGTTTAGTATTTGCAACGGATGTAAGAAAACGATTAAAGATTTGAAACAGCATGGAATGGTTGAAGAGCATTGTTCTCATATGAAACAGTTGGCTCCAAGAATTATACAAATTAACAGTGAAACAGATTATGTCGAAGCAACTCAAAGAATCCATAAGAATCTCGTTTCTTAATATTGATTTAAGAGTTCCTATTGTAAGGTTGCCGATTAACTGGCTTAACTTTAAGAACTATTATATTAAACACGGTAAGTATGCGTCACATGTAAAATGGGAAGAACCAATTCTAAATTTAGAAGATTGGTCATTTGAAGATATCGTTGACTACTACGATAAACAAGATTCTGACATTTATGCATTTTCTAGTTATCTTTGGAGTCACATGGCTATTATGGCTGTGGCAAAGGAACTAAAGGAAAGAAACCCAAAAAGAATTATTGTGCTTGGTGGTCCACATCTTAATATTACGCATAATAAAATTGATTGGTTCTTTAAGAATAAATTTATAGATGCTATTTGTGAACCCACCAGTTATGGTGAATGGTTTATTAATGACATTCTTGATCAATTTGTTGAAGGTGATATAGACTGGAAAGAAGTTTCATTTTCAATCTATAAAACTGGTCGTGGTAAAAGCCCAAATAAAATTGACTTTGAGTTTCCTGGAAGTTTAATTGCAGGTAATGAAGACATTTTATTTAAATGTAAAAATATTGCACTGGAGCGAGGTGTTCCATTAGTTCTACCCATTGAGTTAACTCGTGGATGTCCCTACGAATGTGTGTTCTGCGAATGGGGTGGTGGAATTGGTGGTAAGGTTATCCGTAAATCTATGAACTTTATTAAAGAAGATCTAGATTGGATACCTCAGGTTGGTATTGATCAAATTCAAATTCTTGATGCCAACTATGGTATTTACAAAGAAGATGAAGATGTCTCAAAATATATTGAAGAAATAAAATCGTTTTCTGGTCTTCCAACTCATGTTGAGATTTATGGTATGACCAAGTCTAAACAAGAACGAAGATGGGCAACAATTGAACCACTGGCAAGAGCAGGTGTGGTTGAACGATATAAATTAAGTTTACAAACTCTTAACAACGAGGTTCTTCGTAACATTAAACGAACTGATATTCCTCGTGAAAAAGACTTTGAGTTTGCCAAGTATCTATTCGATGAATATGGTATTCGAGCAGACTTTGAATTTATGATGGGTCTTCCAGGTTATACTCAAAACGACTTTTATGACGAAGTTGATATTCAGTATGAGTATGGTTATGGGTTGGAACGATACCTTTGGTTATTTCTACCAGACTCTCCTGCATACGATCCTGAATATATTAAAAAGTTTAATATTAAAACTGAAAAGATTTGCATTGGTAAATCTAAAATGAATAGTTATTCTTACGATGACATTAATATCTTTAAAGATTACCATATATCATCTGATCCTAAATTTTTATCTGATGTAGAGTTTGTGGTCGAAGCAGATGGTTACACAAGAAAAGACTTTACGGAGTTTTTCTTTATGAATCATTGGATACTTGAAAATGTTTCCATGATTGACTTTACAGATACGATAGTTAAGCACAATATTGCAATCGGTAGGCTAGAAAAACCTTCTTTAATTTTTAGGAAAATTTATGAAGGTATTACCTCTCCCAGTGAAAATAAATATGTATTGGCAATGCAAGATCTTAATAGTCAGATGTATGATTTAATGATGGGTAACAGGAAAGAGATCGTAGATTATAAACAATTTAATTTACCGTTTACTGATGTATCTGTTGATTTTTCTTACATTTACAAAGTGTGTGTTTTAGTATTTGAAGAGGATTATATTAAATTTTTAATAGGTATTGGTAAAGAACTTAATCTTGAGATCCCAGAAAATATAGTGGAGCAGTTTAAAGAAAAATTGAATAGTTATAAGAATACTTTTTCACCAAAATATGATAAATTCTATCAGATAAGAACATACTATGAACGAGTTATTAGAGAAGGTTAAAACTATACCACATCTTCCTCTACTATTCTCATTTGATGCTAAGCGAATAGAGAATGAGATTAGAGCGATGCCGTTTCCTCTAATGAGTTATAATGCAAATATACAAAAAGGATATAATCATAGCCCAGATGGTTGGAATAATCTTTCTTTGTATAGCTACGATGGAAGTATGTTTTGTGACACGAATGAAGGCGATGGTGGTAATGCTTTACTAGAAAGATTTGGTAAATTTCAAAAAACTGGATTGACAGAATATTTACCCTATACCTATGAGGTTTTAGAGGCTCTTGGTGCAGGAAAGTCTTTATGTAGAATTGAGGAAGTTATGCCGAGCACCATTATAGGTTGGCATAGCCATGTGTTAGAGTTTCATCAACCAGAGAACATATTGATAGTTCAGCTTCCTATTTGTATTCCAGAAGGATTTAAACATTCGGTGGTGGATTATCGACAGTATAGAGGATCAGACTTTAATATAAAACCGATTGTTTCATATGACTCTAAATATATCGAAGGTGTTCCTTATATTTTTAACTCATATCATTATCACAATGTGTTTAATCATGGATCTACTCCAGCCCTTATGATAAGGTTTTTTGTGGATATAGATGATTTAAACCTAATAGAACCTGCAATAAATTGTTATTCTGGAGACCTAATCGTAGGTTGACTAAATAATAAATAACAAGTATGCTAAGAAACCATATAGGAATATAAATGGCTGCGATTACAACTAGAGAAACAGGAACTACTGGTGTCGGTGGAGTTACCAGAAAAAACCTGCCTTTGACGAATGGTGAGATTGACACTAATTTTATCAATCTAAACACTGATAAGTTAGAAGCATCTTACACAGGAAATACTAATCTTGTTACTCTGGGAACAGTTACAACAGGAACTTGGAATGCGACTACAATTGCTACTACTCATGGTGGTACTGGTTTAACTTCCTTTACTTCTGGTGGTGCGGTTTATGCGACTAGCACCTCTGCTCTTACTACTGGAACATTACCTGTAGCTTCTGGTGGCACTGGAATCACAACTGCTCCGTCTAGTGGTACTCTTTTAATTGGAACATCTGCTGGTGGGTATTCTTCTGCCACATTGACTGGAACTGCAAATAGAGTCACAGTAACTAATTCCTCTGGTGGTATTACTTTATCTGCTCCGCAGGATATCGCAACAACTTCAAACCCACAGTTTGGTTCATTGGGTATTGGAACTGCTGCATCAGGAACTGCTGGTGAGATTCGAGCCACTAATCAGATTACATCATACTACTCTGATGAACGATTAAAAGAAGACATCGTAGAAATTACAGATGCCTTAGAAAAGGTTATGGCACTTCGTGGTGTAACCTACAAACCAAACTCTATTGCAGAGTCATTGGGTTACAAAAAACAAAATGAAGTTGGTGTAATTGCTCAAGATGTAGAAAAAGTTCTACCTGAAGCAGTGAAACCAGCACCATTTGATATTATGTTATTTGAAAATACAGAGATATCAAGATCTGGAGAGAACTACAAAACTGTCCAGTACGAAAAATTAGTTCCATTGCTAATCGAAGCAATCAAAGAACTAAATAAAGAAGTTCAGCAGCTAAAAGGGAAATAATTAGCTGCACAACCTAGATTGGGGAATCTAGGTTTTCAAATGTTTAGGGGATTAAACATCATGCATAAAAAGGGGAATTCAATATGCCTTCTACAATCTTAGGCGAACACGCACTCACAATTCCAACTGGAACAACCGCAGAAAGACCAGGATCTCCAGCTGCTGGTATGATGAGATTTAATACCAGCACTGGATATCTTGAATACTATAATGTAGGAACAAGTTCTTGGTTGGGAATTGGTCAATTATCAGTTTCTGGAGGAACTGGAGCTACATATACCGATGGTGGAACAACTTATGGTGTTGCAGCATTCACATCATCTGGATCTTTAAGTATTATTAATGGAGGAACTCTTGATCTTGTGGCTGTCGGTGGTGGTGGTGGTGGTGGTAGCTGGGTTCCAGGTGGTGGTGGAGCAGGTGGTTTAGTTTCTCTAACAGGACAATATGTTTCTGGTGGAACATATTCTGCAGTCGTTGGTACTGGTGGACCTGGACAGCTGAATCCAGGTAATTATGCTTGGCAAACTGGCATCCGATATGGTGGTGATTCATATATTGCTCTAGGTTCTAGTTATGTTATTACTGCAATGGGTGGTGGTCTTGGTGGATCTTATGACGGTAATGGCGGTGATGCCAACGCATTAGCTCAAAATGGTGGTTCTGGTGGAGGTAGGGGAATAAATACTGCTAGCAATGGAACTGGATTACAAGTATCAGGATCTGGCGTAACGACTTCTCCTAATGGAAATACAGTACCTGCAACATCATTAACTGGCGGTTTTGGTAATAATGGTGGAGGTAATGGTTCTAGTAATGAAGGTTACGGACAATTATCTGGAGGTGGTGCTGGTGGTGCTCCTGCTGGATATGGTTCTACTAATGGTGGAATGAATGGTAGACAAGTAGGATGGGTTGGAACATTTAATCAATATGGCACCAATACATCGAATTCAACTTCAGGCACTCGTGGATATTTCTGTGGTGGCGGTGGACAAGGAAATCACTCTGGTGGACCAGTTGGTTCTGGCGGATATGGTGGCGGTGGAACTGGATCATCTGCCATGAACTCATCAACTCCGCAAGCCCAACAGCCTGGACAAGCCAATACTGGCGGTGGCGGTGGTGGTGGTGGTATGTCTGGTGGCCAAGCATCAAGAGGTGGAACTGGTGGGTCTGGTTTGCTTTTAGTTAGATATATCGCTTCATAATAGGAAAAAATAACATGGCACACTTTGCTAGAATAGATAAAAATAATATAGTAACAGAAGTAATAGTTGTAGAGCAAGAAGTTATTAATTCTGGAGTATTTGGCGAGCCTGAACAATGGGTACAAACTTCATATAATACATATGGTGGTGTTCATGTTCATGGTGGCACACCTTTTAGAAAAAACTTTGCTGGTAAAGGTATGATTTGGGACGCAGATCGTGATGCTTTTTATGCACCTAAGCCATTTGCTTCTTGGGTTTTAAATGAAAGCACATGTTATTGGGAACCACCAATAGCAAGTCCAGGAGATACCGTTGATGAAGATGGTACTGTAAATTCTCATAAATGGGATGAAACTACACAAACATGGATACCCTTTAGTTACTAAAATTAAAAACCACCTTTGGGTGGTTTTAATATCTAATTTATAGATAAACAATTTATGAGTGAATAATAATGAATTTTACTGAGGTTATACCTTTTGTTACACCACTATATGTAATAACTGATTTGAATTATAATTGTATTTTTGAAGATGTCCAAGATATTAAAAATACAACAGGTCACTTCAACTATAGATACAACAATAATGGAAAACAAACATCTAATTTAATTGACACTACCTTATCCCAACAATATACTGATATTAATAGTTTATTAAATTATTCAGGTGAACTATGTTCTTCTATGCTATCCAGATGGGGATTAAATAGAAAGGTAGAATTAACTAATTGGTGGATTAATATTGATGGTGATAGTAACTATTGTTCTACACATATGCATCCAGGTTCGATAATTAGTGGGGTGTACTATATTAATGTTCCTGAGGGATCAGGTGAAATAGAATTTGAACGACCAGATCCACTAGTGCATTATTTTTATGCAGAAGAACCAAATGAAACTTCATACACAATTTATAAAGTTCAACCACAAAAAGGTATGATGATATTATTTCCTTCATACATAAAACATAGAGTTATAGAAAATAAATTTAAAGATAAATCGCTAGAAAGAATATCCTTAGCGTTTAATTATTCGTTAATACATTCAGATAGAGAAAAATAATTATGGCACATTTTAGAGTTTGCATGACTGGCGGTGAGGGTATTTTTACCGACGACCAGATTGTTAAAGGAACCTGCACAGATTCTCCAGAGGTTAATTCAGAAATACTACATGTATGGACTACCTTTATGGAAATTGCAGAAGATGAAAATAAAAAGACTGGACATAAAATTACTGGTTTTATGATGTATGTAAATAATAAAAGAGTTCAAATAGAATATTGGGATCCATTTAATAATATTACTATGGATCAATATGACCCTGATAGATTTAAAATGAAAAAGTGAAAGTGAGATTAAATGTTAGAAGAAATTATACCATTTGCAACTAAAATTTATGTGTATAGAGTGACACAACCATATAAACACTTGGTTGAAAATATTAAACAACTTAGAGATAGTATTCCAGATGAACACAACATTGGAGCGTCCAATCGTGGTGGGTGGCAGAGTAAGTATTTTGACTATGGAACACAAGAATGGATTAAAGATATTTTACATGAAATAGCACCACAAGTTACAAAAATTTATAAAGACTATGGAATAAAACGAGATGTTAAATTAGGTAATTATTGGTTTAACATCAATAAAAAATATGATTATAACATCGCCCATTCTCACCCATGGACTAACATTGTTGGGGTTCTTTATATAAAAGTGCCAAAGGATAGTGGAGTTCTTAAATTAGTTAGACCTGATGAATGCCAAGAATGGTTAGTTCCAGACGAATTGTCTGAAATTAATGCTGGTAACTTTGGAATTGTTCCAGAAGAAGGAATGTTAGTTTTATTCCCAGCATATCTTAAACATTATGTGGAACAGAATAGAACCGAAGACGAGAATGACGAAAGAATATCCATATCATTTAATTTTAATTGAGAAATATTATGAAACAACAAATACCAAATACTACATGGGGTTTAGAAGTAGATACAGTTTCCAGGTGGGCATATGCTGAAGGTTTATTTACTAATGAAGAGTGTGATCAGATAATAAAACTTGGATATGAATATGAGTTAACTAAATCAGTGACTATTGGTGCAAGTTCTGAATATAGAGATAGTAGATCGGTCTTTCTAGAACCAAATCCAGATACAAGTTGGATTTATAAAAGACTCACAGATGCTGTTATGGAACTTAACTCCAAATTCTTTAATTTTGATTTATTCGGCTTTACTGAAGGATTGCAGTTTACTGAGTATACCGCTCCAGGCGGAAAATATAACCCTCATATTGATAAACTATACCTAAAATCTATCAGGAAACTTTCCATTACAGTTCAATTGACAGATCCAAATGAATATGAAGGTGGAGATTTTGAAATACTTGATGAGGTTCCAGGAGAAAAATTAAAAAGAACTCGTGGAACTTTACTAGCATTTCCAAGTTATACTTTACATGCAGTTACTCCAGTAACTAAGGGAACTAGAAACAGTCTAGTTAGTTGGATTAGTGGTAAACCTTTTAGATAACTAAGACCCTCTTCGGAGGGTTTTTGTTATTAGAAGTTGCAGTCTCTGGTATTATAAATAAGATGTATAGAATTTATTGGATTCCAGAATGGCAACTATTAGCAATCTTTATGTGGACGCTGGAGCGACATACAGTAATATCATCACTGTAACTGCAGCCAATGGTCAGGCACTGAATCTGGCTGGGTACACTGTCGCTTCTCAAATCAGAAAATCCTACCAATCAAGCGTTGCATATGCTTTTACTGCATCTATATACGATGCTGCAACTGGTAAAATCCGATTACAATTAACAAGTGGTCAATCCGAAGCCATTCCTGCGGGAAGATGGCTGTACGATGTAGAGATTACTTCTTCTTCTGGGACAAAAACCAGAGTCGTGGAAGGTATCGTAACAGTAAATCCTCAAATTACTCAAATATAATTATGGCAGAAATAACAGCAGTCGTAAACCCAGATGAGGCATTAACAGTTGCCGTGTCAGAAGGCACATATGTGCTTAACACTTCAACGAATTTGGCTAATCCAGCCGTAGTAGAATCAGTTTCTAATATCGCAGATGTCGATGTAACTACAAACGGACAAGTAAATGGATCAGTTTTAGTCTATAAAACAACAACAAATAAATGGACTTCCACTACAATTCTTGATGCGCAAGATGTAACTGGTGGACAATATTAACGGAGAAATAAAAGATGGCATCAATAATTAGAATAAAAAGATCGACCACAGCAGGGAATCCAACAACGCTTGGTGCTGGTGAGTTAGCGTATTCAGCACTTACCAATAACGACTCTAATGGTGGTGATCGTTTATACATTGGTATCGGTACAGAAACTGCTGGCGATGCAGCAAACCATATAGTTATTGGTGGTAAATACTTTACTGATTTACTGGATCATACTCGTGGTACACTAACTGCATCTTCTGCTTTAGTCGTTGACGCATCAAGTAAATTAGATAACCTTAAAGTTGATAACCTCGACTTAAATGGCAACACAATTAGCACTACGGACAGTAATGGCAATTTAGTTCTTGCTCCAAATGGTACTGGTGCAGTTAGTCTAACTTCTACTAATGCAGCAAGCAGCACTACTACTGGCGCATTAATTGTTGCAGGTGGTGTTGGTATCGCTGGTGCGTTGTATGTTGGTTCTTCAATTAGTGCTCAATCTGCTACATTCTCGAGTATTAACAATACTCCTATTGGTAATAGTACTCCAAGTACTGGCGCATTTACTGTGTTAGATACAGATAACATTAGAATTGATGGTAACACTATCTCTTCTACTGATACCAACGGTAATATTACTCTAACTCCAAATGGCACTGGTAAATTAGTTCTTAATAATGTTTACATTAATGGAACATCAGACACTCTTGCTGAGTTCATTTATGACACAGTCGGTGGCGCAGTAACTGGTGGTAATGGTATTGATATTACAAATTCTGATGGTGGTAATACTTCTACAGTTGCTGTAAATACTGAATACATTCAAGATCTTGTTGGAGATATGATTTCTTCTAACACTGAATCTGGAATCTCAGTAACATATGACGACACAAATGGTAAGCTAGATTTTAATGTAAATGATCCTACTATTACTATTGATGGTGATGTAGACGGTAACGCTACAATGACCAACTTAGGTAACACAACTATTACAGTTACCTTAGATACAGTAAATAGCAATGTCGGACAGTTTGGTTCTAGTACAGCAATACCAATTGTTACTGTTAATGGTAAAGGTCTTGTTACTGCTGTAAGCACAGCTTCAATCACAACTTCTCTTGGTATTGCAGCCGACGCTGGTCAAGGCTCAGACACTATCGCTCTTGCCACTGATACATTAACATTCGCTGGCGGTGAAGGTATTGATACTTCTATCAATGCTTCTACAAATACTGTTACTATTTCTGGTGAAGATGCATCAACATCTAACAAAGGTGTAGCATCCTTCGCTGATGCAGACTTTAATGTATCTTCAGGTGCAGTTGAATTAAAAGATACAGTTGTCAAATCTGTTACAACAGACTCTGGTGCACTAACTCCTTCTACTCATAGTTTTTCTATTCTTGGTGGCGAAGGTATTGATGTAACTCACGCAGGTTCAACAATTACCGTTGCTGGTGAAGATGCATCTACATCCAATAAAGGTGTGGCATCTTTTGCTGATGCGAACTTTACTGTAAGCAGTGGTGCTGTTTCTACTAAAAATATTACTCTTGGTTCTTCAACACTAACCAATGGTTCTACAACTACATCTATTGCTGGAATAACAGAACTTACTGTAGATAATTTAAATTTTAATGGTAATACAATTACCTCATCAGATACCAATGGCGATATTATTTTATCCCCAAATGGTACTGGTAAAGTTGATGTTTCTGGTTCTATTATTACAGGATTAAATGAACCTGTAAATGCTACTGATGCAGCAACAAAGAACTATGTTGATACTGTTGCTGAAGGTTTGCATGTTCACGAAGCTGCGCATTGTGCAACCACTAACACTCTTGCAGTTCTTTCTGGTGGTACTGTAACATATAACAATGGCACTTCTGGTGTAGGCGCAACACTTACTCTTTCTGCTGGTTTATCAGCGATTGACGGACATACATTAGTTAATGGCGATCGTATTCTTGTTAAGAATCAAGCAACTCAAGCCCATAACGGTATGTATGTCCGTACCAGTGCGACAGTTCTTACTCGTGCCTCTGATTTTGACACTGCTGCTGAAATTGGTGGTGGTGACTTTACTTTCGTTGAAAATGGTACTACATATGGAAACACTGGTTGGGTTCAGACAGTTGAAGTATTAACTGTTGGTACAGATAATATTATCTGGCAACAGTTCTCTGGTACTGGTACATTTACTGCTGGTTCTGGTTTAACAATCGCTGGTACAGAGTTCAATGTAGGTGGTACTGCAGATAGAATTACAGTAAATCCTGATAGTATTGATATTGCATCAACATATGTTGGTCAATCAACTATTACAACATTAGGTACAATCGGTACTGGTGTTTGGCAGGGTACTATTATTGCTGGTGAGTATGGCGGTACTGGTGTAAATAACTCTGGTAAAACTATTACTCTTGGTGGTAGTTTTACTCACACTGGTGCTCATAGTCTTGGTTTAACTACTACTGCTAATACTAGCATTACTCTACCAACAACTGGTACTGTTGCTACTCTAGCTGGTACTGAAACATTTACTAATAAAACTATTACTGGTGCAACTATTACCACTGGTAGTATTAACAATACTCCAATTGGTGCTTCTACTGCAAATACTGGTGCGTTTACAACTCTTGCAGCTTCTGGAGCAGTAACACTTACTTCTGCCACTGACGCTACTAACTTAACCACTGCAGCAGTTGTTCTTTCTGGTGGTTTGGCTGTTACTAAATCAATGTTTGTTGGTATAAATATTACTGGTGCTGGTGCAGGAACATCTACTCTCGATGGATTTAACATCGATGGTGGCACTTATTAAAGCGAACTAAATACATGGTGGGTGTAATTCCCACCCCAGTATATACTGGTTGTTTTAAATTCTACATAGAATAGGTTATTATGGCTAACACAGTCGTTCTCAAACGAAGTGCCGTTCAAGGCAAAACTCCAACTACAGGCGATCTTGCGCTTGGCGAGTTAGCATTAAACACATACGATGGTAACCTATTCTTCAAAAAAGACAGTGGAACTGCTTCCATTATGTCTGTTGCCACTCTTACTGGCACACAAACCCTAACAAACAAAACTCTTACCAGTCCAACTGTCAATAGTGCAACTGCAAATAATCTTACACTTACTGGCACTTTAACTGCTGGTGGTGGTGCAGGTACTAATGGACAAGTGCTTGTTTCTACTGGAACTGGTGTTCAGTGGACAACTCAAAGTGTTTCAACATTAGATAGCTTGTCAGATGTTGTAATTAGTTCTCCAGCATCAGATCAAGTTCTTAAATATAATGGATCTGTCTGGGTAAACGCTGAATCAGATCAAGCAGTTGCTTCTGCAGTTTTTGCAGCAAACGCTGAATCAGATTTAGGATTAGTAACCGATCTTGTTATAACTTTATCAGAAGATCTTGGTTTGGTCACTGATGTACCAGCTGAGTATATTTACAACATGGGTTCTCTAGTTGTAGATGGTATTGTATCGCTAAGTAACTTAGATCAATCTGTTAAAGCAGATTATATTTCTTATGCAATTATTTTTGGATTCTAAAGGATCATAAATGGCTCGTCAGCTTATTGAAAAATACATTTTTACACCTGGAGCAGCAAATGCTGGCACAGTAAAATTTCCAGGTAAAGTTGATGAAACTCAACTATTAATTATCACAAACAAAACCACTCAAGAGAATATTTACGCTCTTGGTGATCCAACTCGTTCTGGATCTTTGGTATATGATTCTTTAGACAGCACAACTTTCTTTTCAGAACAAGATGGTGTTACAACAGTAACTCTAGCAAAAGATACATCTTCGATGCTATCTACACACAAGATAGCAGTTTATACAGACGCACCAAAATCTCAAGGTAATATTGTTCGTCCATATGCTTTTGGTGTAGATGCTATTGAAAGAATTCGTATTTCAAATCCACAATCACTAATTGATGCTGACTTTGAATATGGTTTGCAAACCACAAAGTGGCAGAACTATGCAGAGATTCGTGGTGTTCCTGGAATTTATGAAAAACCTGGACTTGATATTTTCTTGTCTGGAGTTACAACCAATGGTGCTTCACCATCAACAATCACCGTAACAACTTCTGTTGCGCATGGACTGTCGGTAAATGATGCAGTTATTATTTACGGTCTTGGTAATACCAGCACATCTGGTCGTGCCGAAGGTGCGTTTGTTATCGCCAGTGTTCCAACATCAACTACATTTACATACTTTGCCAAAGGTATCGTTGGTACAAATGCTCTGTCTTTATTTACTGGTATTACCTATGCTCGTCGTGGTGGATTTTATACTGGTTCTTCACTACCAATTTCTTCAGTATCATCTAATGAAGCAAATCCATCTGTCATAACAGTAACTTGTTCTGCCAATCATGGTCTAGTTCCAGGTGCTCCATTGGTTGGTATTGCATCTTCTGCTGGAACAAACCACGGATTATTAACTGGTAACTTTCTGGCAGAAACAGTTCCAACTGCCACTACATTTACATTTACTGCTCGTGTTGGTGGCGCAGTGGCTTCTGCTGGTATTACTATGACAATGTTTACTCGTTCTGATGCTTATGTATTACATCGCCCATTTGATGGTGGTGTAACACTATCAAATTTTGTACCATCTCATGGTGCATCGATTTCTCGTCAGACTAAAAAGTACATGCGTTATCAATCAGGTAAAGGTGTTCTTTGGTCTTCAGGTGTTTCGTTAAACCCTGTTATTAACCTTGATCAAATTTCTGCTTCTGGAACTACTCCAGGTTCTTTAATTACTGTGACTACAGAATTAGATCATTCACTACAAGTTGGTGCGACTGTGCTTATTTCAGGTGTTGTTACATCAGGATATAATGGCACATATGGTGTTAATACAATCACTGGAGAAAATACTTTTACTGTTATTGCATCTGGAACTTTAGGATCTGCCAGTGCAGTTATTACAAATATTCCTCGTGTAACAGTTAAGAATTGGCATGGTGCATCCGTTCGTGTTGGTCCATTTGATGATCAAAACGGATTGTTCTGGGAGTATGATGGACAAGAATTAGCAGTTGTTAAACGATCTGGTACATTTCAGTTGTCTGGTTTTATTGCAGTAACCGCAGCATCTCAAACAGTTACTGGAACAAGCACTCGTTTCACACAACAATTAAAAGTTGGTGATAATATTATTATTCGTGGTATGACTTATAAAGTTGGTAGTATTGCAAGTGATACTTCACTAACTATTAATCCAGAATATCGTGGTGTTAATAATTCATCTGGTATTAAGATGGCAGCTGTTATTGATAATCGTGTACCACAATCTCAATTTAATATTGACAAAGTAGATGGCACTGGCATTTCAGGTTACAACATGAACCTCAACAAAATGCAAATGTTGGGTATTTCATTCTCATGGTATGGTGCTGGTTTCGTTGACTTTATGTGTCGTGGTCCAGATGGAAACATGATGCTTGTTCATCGTATGAAACAAAATAATATTAACGATGAAGCGTATATGCGTACTGGTAATACGGCAGTTCGTTATCAAACAATTAATGAATCTGTTATTGGTCGTTTAGATGAAGACTTAGATAATAGCGAAACAAGTATTGATATACTCGATGCTTCTAGATTTCCAGCTGCAGGTGGTACAATATTAATCGGTAATGAAGTTATTCCTTATACTGGTAAATCTGGTAATACGCTAACTGGATGTACTCGTGGTGGCAGTTTTACAATGTTTATTGGTGGTGCCAATAGAACATTTACTGGTGGTGCTGCAGCATCACATAGTAAAAACAATGGGTTTACTTCTGTGACTTTAATTAGTTGTACTGCAGCACCACAGTTAAATCACTGGGGTTCATCATACATCTTAGATGGCGGATTTGATACAGATCGTGGTTACTACTTTAACTATGCAGAATTAAAAGTTGCTGTTACTGGTAATACTTCAAAAACAGCATTCTTTATTCGACTAGCACCATCAGTTTCAAACTCAATTGCAGGACAATTCGGAGATCGAGATCTAATCAATCGTTCTCAATTGCTTCTACAAAAATTACAACTTCAATCAGATAAGTCTGTGCAAGTTTATGGTATTTTAAATCCAGGAAATATTGATGCGTCATCGCTAACTTGGTCATCAGTTAATACTGTAGCACTTGGTTCACAACCATCGTTTGCTCAGATTTCTACAAGTAATACTACAACCGCAACTCCTGGAGAACAGATTTTCTCCACACTTGGACCACCAGCTGGTTTTGCTGAGATTGATTTATCAACTCTTAAAGAATTATCTAACTCTGCCATTGGTGGTTTTAGTAACTTCCCAGATGGTCCCGATGTCTTGGCAGTTGTTATTAACAATCTTTCTGCAACAGCTGCTGAAGTTAACTTGAACTTATTCTGGTCTGAAGCACAAGCATAAATATACAAAATAGAGGAATTTTTAAATGGCAACCCAAGTACAGTTTAGACGAGGAACAACTACCCAAAACAATGCGTTTACTGGCGCAATTGCTGAACTCACTGTAGACACCGAAGCAAAAACACTAAGGCTACACGATGGTTCTACTGCTGGTGGTGGGGCAGTTGTTGCGACCCTTGCAGGCACTCAAACCTTTACAAACAAAACACTTTCAACCAATTCTGTTTGGCAAGGCACTGTCGTTGGATTAGCATATGGTGGTACTGCTGCATCTTTAACTGCTGTTGCTGGTGGAGTTTTATACTCTGGTGCTTCTGCATTAGCCATTTCTGCAGCTGGAACTTCTGGTCAAGTATTAACTTCTGCTGGAGCATCTTCACCAACTTGGACTGCTCAATCTTCACTGGTTGTTGGTACTGCCACTGTTGCCACAACAGCAACTAATATTGCTGGTGGTTCTGCTGGTAATCTTATTATTCAATTAGATACAAATCAAACCACTTTCGTTGCTGCTGGTGCAGCTGGCACATTCTTAAAATCAACTGGTGCTTCTACTGCGCCTGAGTTTGCTGCAGGTCAAATTACAATTGGTTCTACTGCAGTATCATTCGGTGATACTAGTAACGCTCTTGCTGGAGTAGCTTCTATAACTATGGGTAATCGCACTTATGGTAATGCGTCTGTTGCTTCCGTGTCTGGTACTGGTCCATGGACAGCAACAATTACTGGCATATCATCAACTGCTGGCATTTTAGTTGGTCAAAATATTACTGCAACTGATGGAACTGGTTCTTTGTTTGGTGGTTCTCCTACAAGCGTATTAGTTGCAAGCATTGTTTCTGGAACAAGCATTACTGTAACAGTCACTGGTGGAACTATACCAACTGTTGGCACTATTACTGCTATTACTATTTTTGGATTCTTACAAGTTCCAACTGGAACTACTGCTCAACGACCATATGTACCAGCAAATGGTATGATTCGTTACAATACTACTCAATCTACATTTGAGGGTTATTCATCTAGTGCATGGTCATCTCTTGGTGGTGTTAAGTCTGTTGATGGATTCACTTTTATTCAAGCAGAAACATCTGCTGGTAACTCAAATGGTGACTTAGATTTCTACGCTGAAGATAGTGCAGGAACTGCAGCCACTCAAATTGGTCAGTGGAACAGAACAAACCTTAAAGATTATACTGGTACGCTAGTTGGAACACAAACTACACAGAATGTGTTTAATGCAACTGCCACTACTGTCAATGCTTTCGGTGCAGCAACTACACTAGCGATTGGTAATGCTACTAGTGCAACTCTAACTCTTCGTCCAGGAACTGTTGTTGGATCTAATACCACTCAGAACTTATATAATACAGTTGCCACTACTTTAAACTTAGGTGGTGCAGCAACTACTATTTCTATCGGTGCTGCAACTGGTACGCTAACAATCAATAATGCAAATACAGTTATTACTGGTAACTTAACTGTAAACGGCACAACTACTACTGTAAATTCAACTACTGTTGAAATTCAAAATGCTTTTGTGTTTGAAGGTGCTACTGCCGATGGCTTTGAAACAACATTATCCACAGTAGATCCTACTTCAGACAGAACAATACTTTTACCAAATGCCAGCGATACATTAGTTGGTAAAGCAACGACTGATACACTAACAAACAAATCTATTAGTTTAACAAACAATACAGTTACATTTACTTCATTAGAATTAAAAACTGGTTGTTCTGACGAAACAGGTTCTGGTGCTCTAGTATTTGCTACTAGTCCTACTTTAGTGACTCCACTTCTTGGAACACCAACTTCTGGTACATTAACTAACTGTACTGGATTGCCAGTTAGTGGTATCACTGCTTCTACTTCTACAGCACTTGGTGTTGGTAGTATTGAACTTGGACATGCTAGCGATACTACTATTGCTCGTTCAAGTGCAGGAGTTGTTACTATTGAGGGTAATACAATTTTAACATCAGGTAGCACTTCTGCATCAGTTCAATTTGGCTCGTTCGGTGTTGGTACTGCTGCATCTGGAACTACTGGTGAGATTCGTGCAACAAATGCAATCACATCTTTCTATTCGGACGAGCGTCTGAAAACAGATATTACAGAAATTTCTGGTGCTGTTGATAAGGTTATGCAGCTTCGTGGTGTTACATTCCGTGCAAATGAATTGGCAGAATCTTATGGTTATGTTTCTAATAAAGAACAAGTTGGTGTTATCGCACAAGATGTTGAAAAAGTATTGCCACAAATTGTGGTTCCTGCTCCGTTTGATATTATGCAATTACAAGAAGGTGTAGAAATTTCTCGTTCTGGAGAAAATTATAAAACTGTTCACTATGAAAAACTTGTACCATTACTAATTCAAGCAATCAAAGAACAACAACTTATGATTGAAGAATTACAAAAGAAGGTAGGCTAACATGGCTGTTTCTACAAGAGATGGATTAAAACAATACGCACTTCGTAATTTGGGTGCACCAGTTGTTGAAATTAATGTGGATGACGATCAATTAGAAGATCGTATTGATGAAGCATTAGAGCACTGGATAAAATATCATTACGAGGGCACTGAACAGATTTATATGAAAGCACAGATTCGTGCTTCTGAAATTGTTTTAACCTCCTCAGTTGCTGCTAACTTTACATTGTCTGAAACTATTACAGGTGGAACATCAGGTGCCACTGCACAAGTAACAAAAGAAACAGGTCGTTCTTCTTCTGGAACTTTACTTCTTGTTAGAAACATTGTCGGAACATTTACGGTTGGTGAAGTAATTACTGGTGCAACATCTGGTCAAACTGCCACAACTTCCACTATCACAAAAAGAGAATACGATAATAAGTACATTACAGTAACTGATTCAGTATATGGTGTGACTAAAATTTTAGCCATAGGTCAGGCATCGTCATCTAAGAACATATTTGATTTACAATATCAATTGCGTCTGAATGACCTATATGACTTAACATCTACCTCTATCATTTATTACAAAACTGTAATGAGCCATTTGGCTCTACTTGATTTAGAGTTAAATGGTCATACTCTTTTTAGATTTAATCGTAGAACAAATAGAATTTATCTAGACATTAACTGGGAAACAGATATCCCTCTTGGTGATTATGTTATCGTTCAAGGATACCGTGCTTTAGATCCAACTGAATTTACAAAAGTTTATAACGAATCATTTTTAAAACATTATGTTACTGCATTATTTAAAAGACAGTGGGCTACAAATATTAAAAAGTTTTCTGGCATTCAACTTCCAGGTGGTGTCACATTAGATGGTGATAAACTATACGATGAAGCAGTTAATGAGATTAAAGAACTAGAGGATAGTTTACAAAATAAGTCTGCACCATTAGACTTTTTTATAGGTTAATATGTCAACAACTAATGTTTATTTTTCTCATGGTACGAGAAACGAACAGTACTTGATAGAAGATCTTATTATCGAATCTTTAAAGATTTACGGTAATGAGTTCTTTTATATTCCAAGAACATTAGTTTCTAAAGACGAGATTCTTGGTGAAGATCGTCTGTCTCAATTCACATCATCATTTCCAATTGAAATGTATTTTGAAAATGTGGACAATCTTGCTGGGCAGGGAGCATTTATTCAAAAGTTTGGTTTAATGATGGAGCAGTCAGCTACATTGATAGTTGCTCGTCGTAGATGGGATCAGTTAGTTGGTCGCTATGGTCAAACTACTTTACCCAATCGCCCAAACGAGGGAGATTTAATTTACTTTCCATTAACAAAAGGATTGTTTGAGATTAAATTTGTGACTCATCAAGATCCATTTTATCAACTTGGTAAACTATATGTTTATAAACTACAAGTTGAATTGTTCCAGTATGCTTCTGAAAGAATTGATACTGGTATTGCAGCAGTGGATACATTTGAATCACTCAAATCATTTACCACAAATACAACTCGTTCACCAAATGGTAAGGTTATAAGGATCGATGTGACAAATCAAGGTTCTGGATATAGCACAGTTCCAACAGTATCCTTTACTAGTTCAAGTGGTATTAATGCTGCAGCTACTGCTGTTCGTGGAACTGGCGCAAATGCCAATAAAATTGTTAGTATTACTGTAACTAATCAAGGATCTGGATATCAAACTGCTCCAGTAGTTTCTATTACTGGTGGTGGGGGTGCTGGTGCTTTAGCAACTGCAGTTATTGAAGCAGACATTGATGCTGTTGAATCTTATGGTGATAATAATAAATTTAAGACTGCAGCAGCAACTGATTTATTCAGTGAATCAAATCCATTTGGTGAAATAGATAGAACCAGGAATACTGAATAATGTTAAACAATAATGTATTTTATCACGGAACTATTCGTAAGTGCATCGTAGCGTTTGGCACTCTATTCAGTGACATCTATATTGATCGTCGTGAAGGGAATTCTGTAACAGGAACAGTCGCACAGCGTTTACAAATTCCTTTGGCATATGCTCCAAAAGAAAAATATCTAGTTCGTATTGAGCAAGATCCTAATTTAGAAAACAATACCTATGTCTCTTTACCAAGAATGTCTTTTGAGATTCTTGGATATAGCTACGATTCTAGTCGTAAGTTAAATCGTATGCAGCAAATAAAATGTGGTGATGGTACTACCACCATGGACGCTATCTATACTCCAGTTCCATATAACATTGATGTTAGTTTGTATATTTTAACTAAGACTCAAGAAGACGCATTACAAATTTTAGAACAAATCCTTCCAACATTTACTCCAGAATATACTCTAACGATTAACGCTGTTCCAGACATGAATGTTAAACTTGACATTCCTATCGTTTTAAATAGCGTAACCTCTTCTGACGAATATGATGGCGACTTTCAAACTCGTAGAAATGTTACACATACACTAACATTTACAATTAAAACCAATCTATTTGGTCCATTGGCTAACAAGAAAGTTATTGATGAAGTATTTGCTAATGTTGGACAAAATGAAAACTTTAGCAATCCGAACAGAATCTATACAGCAGAGGGTGATGTCACTACTGCTACAGTTGATACAGAATCTTGGACAAGTAATTTTTAAATATGGCTGAAATTTATAATGCGAATTCGAATCTAAAAGCAGCTGGTGTTGATGTTCAGTTTACTCCAGAAGATGTTAAGGAGTATATGAAATGTGCTGCAGATCCAATTTATTTTATTGAAAACTATTGTTACATTGTAACGCTAGATCATGGTCTTCAGTTATTTAAATTATATGATTGCCAAAAGAAAAAGATTGATGTTATTCATAACAATCGTCGTGTAATTCTTATGGAAGGTCGTCAGCAAGGTAAGACTACAACTTCAGCTGCTTATATTCTTTGGTATACATTATTTCAACCGAATAAAAATGTGGGGGTTTTAGCAAACAAAGCAACAGCTGCACGAGAGGTTTTAGATCGTTATCAAACGATGTATGAATTACTCCCTAAATGGATGCAACAAGGTGTCACTACTTGGAACAAAGGTGACATCGAATTAGAAAATGGTTCAAAAGTATTTACTGCTGCAACTGGTAAATCTGGTATTCGTGGTAAATCTGTAAACTTATTGTATGTTGATGAAGCTGCAATTATTCCGAACAATGTGGCAGAAGAATTCTTTACATCAGTTTACCCTACAATTTCTGCTGGTCAGACTACTAAGATTCTTCTAAGTAGTACACCATTAGGTTATAATCATTTCTGGAAGTTTTGGAATGATGCTGAGAATGGGCGAAATGGATTTGTTAATCTGTTTATTCCATACTGGGAAATTCCAGGTCGTGATGAGGCATGGGCAAATGAACAAAAAGCCATGCTCGGTGAACTTAAATATAATCAAGAGGTTTTGTGTAACTTCTTGGGATCAAGTTTAACACTTATTAATGCAGATACTATCGCACAAATGAGTGTAGCAAATAGAGTCTATGATAAAGATGGACTTGATGTTTATGTAGAACCACAAGTTGGTCATACATATTGTTTAGTCGCTGATGTGGCTAAAGGAGTTGGTGGGGATTATTCTGCGTTTCAGATTATTGATATTACAGAAACACCCTATCGAATTGTTGCAAAGTATAGAAACAATGAAATTAGTCCATTGCTCTATCCTAATATTATTTACAAAGTTGGTAGAGACTATAATTACGCTTGGGTACTAATGGAGATTAATATATCAGAGCAAGTTGCTCATATTCTCTATTCTGAGATGGAATACGAAAACATTTTATTTGTTACAAGACATACTCTTGGACAAACAGTTTCTGGTGGTTTCGGTGGTGGTAAAACCCAGCTAGGTGTAATGACAGATAAGAAAATTAAAAGAATTGGGTGCTCTAATTTTAAGGCACTAGTTGAAGAAAAGAAACTATTAATACAAGACGCAGACACTATATCAGAAATTTCTACATTTATTGAGACAAAGGGGTCTTATCAAGCAGACGAAGGTTATCATGATGACTTAGTTATGCCTTTAGTTTTGTTTGGCTGGTTGACAACTAACTCGTATTTTAAAGACCTAAATAATGTAAACCTTAGAGAAGTTATGTATAAGAAACAGATGCAGGCTATCGAAGAAGAACTTACTCCATTTGGTTTTTATGACGATGGTGGTCCAGAAAAACCCCCTCTAAACTTCTAGAAATCGTGCAAAAACTAAATAAAATGTAGACATGAATTTTGTCTAAAAGTAAAACTTATTAACAAGGAGAATTACAATGCCGTTTCAATTATCTCCAGGCGTTGCAGTCGTAGAAAAAGATTTCACTTCTATCGTTCCAGCCGTATCATCTTCAATTGGTGCTTTTGCTGGTGCATTTCCGTGGGGTCCAGTTATGGAACCTACCACTGTTGGATCCGAAAACGAATTAGTTCGTCGCTTCGGTAAACCAGACGATAGTAACTTTAGTTCTTTCTTCACTGCTGCGAACTTCCTATCTTATACAAATAACCTATTGCTAGTTCGTGCAGACGCTGGACACTTGAATGCTGTGGCAACCCCAACAGGTGGTCTAGGTACTGTAACTGTCACTGCTGCAGGATCTGGCTATACCTCTACTGCTGCTGCTCCTGCAGTAACAGTTGGTGCTCCAGATGATGCAGGTGGAACACAAGCTGTTGTTACCGCAACATTATCTGGTGGTACAGTTACTGCGATTGCAGTTTCAACTGCGGGTGCTGGATATGATTCCGCACCGACCGTAACTATTACTACAGCTGCAGGTGATACTGGTTCTGGTGCGACTGCTACTGCAGTAATGACCACACCAACTATTTCTGGATCTGCAGTTTCTGGTACTGGTGGTCAATTTACTTGTACTGGAACTACTATAACAGTTGGAGATTTAATTACTCTTACTGGAACAATATCTGGTACAGCAACTATCACTGGTTATACAACTGGAACAACATATAAAGTTTCTG